ATGCTTAACGATGTTGTTTCCCGTAATAGAGACTAAAGAGACTGTAGCGACTAAAGCATTCTACAGGGTAATATTAAATATTATTTATTTACATTCTTTAGAGTGCTTTAAACTATAGAGTCTATTTTATCATATTTTTAACCGCTTTAGAATAGTGAGGTTTATTATGTTAGACATTTTATTGTGTTTTATTATTGTTTGCACCATAGTAACATGGCAGACGTTAAAGAATGACGATGGGGGTGATTTATGACTGGAAGAACTCATGGGGGCAAAGGCAGTCGCCAACGGCCCACCAGTAGTAGTTTTTATGACAATTTCGATGCTATTTTTAAAAAGAAACCAGAGCAGGAGGTTAACAACGTGTTTAAAGAATATATGCAGGGTGGTTTAACGCCAGAGATTCAAGCGTTATTGAAGGCGCAGGTTGATATTCAACAAGGTTTATTTTCTATTAAGCAGGCCGCTAATTTCTATGATGTTGAAATAATGGATATTATAAACTTTATAACAGAGTCTCAAGAGTATGACGAATACAGCAGGAGCGCACGATAATGGCTTCTCAGCGCGTTATGTTATTTAGAGGGCAACACCCTGCTTTAGTCTCTGGAAACGCTTACACGTACAAAGAGCTGGCTTCAGTGGCGAAGGTGGGCGTTAACACCATGAAAAACAGAGTGTGGCATCTCAGAGAAGTAACAGATGAGCATTTGTACCCTGTTAACGGACGCTGTAGGCTTAAAAACAAGCGTCCAGTGAATTACACGCCAATGGATAGACTAGAAACTAAAACAGACAAAGAAAGCCAACAATGGCTCAGGAGACGTTTATTATGACATCGACACATCAAGCACTTATGACGAAAAAACTACACTTGATCGACATAACAAACAGATGGGGTGAGTAATGATAGAAATTATTTTAAACATTATGTTTTTTATAGCACTAGTGGTACTATCACGCGGAGCTTGGTTACTTCACCAAGACGCACAAGACGCATATAACGAGAGGAATAGAAAATGATGATAAATGTTTTTGATAGAATGCTAGGGTTAGAATTTAGAATGGGCGTAGGTTTTGACGTTGAAGCGGTAGAGTCAAAGCCTGTATGGGTACATAACAGCATCACCGAGGAAACCAGCGCAATGCCGTTTGACGGGCTTGTTATCTTGTTACCGTTTATGATTATTACTTTCGGTTATGTGTACACAATAGAGGATTAAACAATGGCATTTACAAACATTCATCTACCATGCGAGAACTGCGGCTCCTCAGACGCTAAGGCAGTTAATGACAATGGTTCGACAATATGTTTTTCATGTAATCACTTCACCAGAGGCGATGGACAGATGCAAGCGGTAGAGCTGACAGAAGATGTTGCACCAAGACCTAAGCAGAACTTCAGCTCAGTAGAGAATCTGCTCACTACAGCAACATATAAGGGAATACCAGAACGCTGTATCACACAGGCGACAGCCAAGTTCTTTGGTGTACTGGCAACGCCAGATAAGTATTATTTTAGTTATCACAACCCAGACGATAGCAACTTACCTGTTGCTGCGAAGGTGCGGCAGATAGACAAGCAGTTCTCTGTTATTGGTGATTGGGCCAGCGTAGGCTTATTCGGTCAGCATTTGTTCAACGGTGGCGGTAAGTTTATCACCATAGTCGAAGGCGAGTTTGACGCACTAGCAGCTTATCAGATGACAGGCAGCAAGTACCCTACAGTGTCAATCAAGTCTGGTGCAGCGTCTGCGCTGAAGGATTGTAAGGCATCGTATGAGTTCTTAGACAGCTTCGACAGCATTGTTATTTGCTTTGATGGTGACGAGGCAGGCAGCAAGGCAGCTAAAGAGGTAGCAGAGCTATTTGGCGGCAAGTCTAAGGTAATGAAGCACCCACCACACTACAAAGACGCTTGCGACTACCTGAAGGAGAATGACGCACATGCCTTCACCGCCGCTTGGTGGGCAGCAGAACGCTTTGTGCCTGACGGCATCATCAACGGTGCTAGTCTCTGGGACGAAGTGAACAGACCTGTAGAGGCAGCTTCTGTGATGTACCCGTGGGACAGCCTTAACAAGCTAACCTACGGCATTAGAGAGGCAGAGCTAGTGACTATCACGGCAGGCTCAGGACTGGGTAAGTCTCAGTTTGTACGAGAGATTGTCTGGCACATAGTAAAGAAAGCAGAGAGCAACATAGGCTTGCTATTCCTTGAGGAGAACGCCAGAAAGACAGCATTGTCTTTGATGTCTCTGTCAGCCAATAAACCTTTACATATACCAACCACAGAAAGCACTGAAGAAGAACGCTGGGACGCTTTCAGTAAGACTCTAGGAACACAGAGACTATTCTTGTTTGACCACTTCGGCAGCACCAGTGTTGATAACATCATTGCCAGAGTCAGATACATGGCTAAAGCACTTGACTGTAAATTTATATTCTTAGATCACGTCTCTATCGTGGTGTCTGCACAGGGCAACGGCGACGAACGCAAGGCACTTGACGAGATTATGACACGCTTGCGTATGCTGGTGCAGGAAACCAACATCAGCTTATTCGTTGTGAGCCACCTAAAGCGTCCAGACTCCAAAGGACACGAGGAAGGTGCAGCAACGTCTCTGTCACAGCTTCGCGGCTCAGGCTCTATTGCACAGCTCTCAGACATGGTGATAGGACTGGAGAGGAACGGACAGGCTGACGACCCTATGGAGAGAAACACAACACACGTCAGGGTGCTGAAGAATAGATTTGCAGGCATTACAGGACGCTCTGGCGGCTTGCTGTACAACTCAGTATCTGGTAGGATGACAGAAATTAAAGAGGAAGTATTATAATGAGATGCGTAGCATGTAATAAATTATTGACAGACTTTGAAGCAACACGGAAGGTAGCGGCAACTGGCGAATTTTTAGACATGTGCAACTACTGCTTCTCTTACTCCGCAGAAGATATTGACACGCTGGAGAGACATGATTTAATGTCAGAGCGTGATTGTGAACTAGAGGACGAAACTTATGAGCAAGATGACTAGCTGGATATTAGAGAGGGAAGAACAGAAACACTATCTACACTCCCTCAACCCTTTTGACAGACACAGCAACACAGAAACTACGGCAGGGCAATATTATGTTGATTACGCTGGATATAGAAACCAACACAAAGCACGACACCATCTGGTGCGTAGTAACTCAGGAAGTAGTGACAGGCAACATGGTAGTCCACACAACACCTGAGACACTAGCTCCCCTGATTCGTGACGCTGTTGGCTTTATTGGTCATAACATCATAGGCTTTGACGCGCCAGTACTTGAGAAGGTGTGGAATTTACACATACATAACAATAAACTACTTGACACACTGGTTCTCAGCCGCCTGTATAACCCTTCTCTCGACGGTGGACACAGCCTAGACAGTTGGGGCAAGCGTTTAGGCGACGAAAAGATAGACTTCAGTGACTATGACGGTGGTTTATCTGATGAAATGATTGACTATTGCAAGCAAGACGTAGCTTTGACAACGAAGCTGTATAAACATCTTGTTAAATTGTTAAAAGAAGAGGAGTTTAGTAGCGAATGTATCGTTTTAGAACACAACGTAGCCACTATTATGGAGGTTCAGCATCAAAATGGCTTCAAAATAGACGTAGATGGAGCCACCACACTCTATCAGAACATAACACACAAGATGGGGAAGATAACGGAGGAGCTGCAGAAGGTGTTTCCACCGATAGTGGAGGAGAGATGGTCAGAGAAGACAGGAAAGCAACTGAAGGACAAGATAACTGAGTTCAACGTAGGTTCTAGGAAGCAAATAGCAGAACGATTGCAGGCTGTTGGTGTTAAGTTTAAACAAACAACTGACAAGGGAGCTACTATAGTCAACGAGAAAGTGCTAGAAAAGATTGACATGCCTGAAGCGCGTATGATTTATGAATACTTAATGCTTCAGAAGAGATCAGCACAGATTGACTCGTGGCTGTCGTTCGTTAGAGACGGTAGGGTACACGGCAAGGTCATCACCAACGGCGCTGTAACAGGACGTATGACGCACCACAGCCCCAACATGGCTCAAGTGCCGTCAGTAAGTGCAGAGTATGGTAAGGAATGCAGGTCACTATGGACTGTCGATACGGGAAACAAGTTGGTTGGTATAGATGCCAGTGGTCTTGAGCTGCGTATGCTGGCACACTACATGCAGGACGATGGCTACACTAATGAGATATTGAGCGGTGACATACACACTGCTAACATGAAAGCAGCAGGCTTAACAGATCGTAACCAAGCTAAGACATTCATCTACGCCTTCCTGTACGGTGCTGGTGCTGCAAAGATTGGTGAGATCGTCGGTGGCGGCTACAAGGAAGGAGATAAACTTATAAACTCATTCCTACGCAACACGCCAGCACTTGACAAGCTACGCAAGAAGGTAGCAAGACACGCAGCTTACGGCACACTGCCAGCACTAGACGGTAGACGCTTGCGAGTCAGAAGCGAACACGCAGCACTAAACACACTACTACAGGGTGCTGGTGCTATTGTAATGAAACAAGCATTGATTATTTTGTATAAAAACTTGACAATGTATGAGATACCACACAAGCTAGTTGCGAATGTACATGATGAATTTCAAATAGAAACATCAGAACCATTTGCACACATTGTAGGTAAAGGAGCAGTAAGAGCTATCCAGCAAGCAGGCGAACACTTCAACCTGCGCTGCCCGCTGGACGGTGAGTATAACATAGGTAACAACTGGGCAGAGACTCATTGACAAAAACCACTAAATGTAGTATAATATTATCAATTTAACAAAGAGGCAAAAACCATGACAGAACTAAAACCAGTAACACTAAACTGCGAAATCTTTTGGGCTTTTATGCAAGAGCCTAACCGTATGTCTAACAAGTATCAGATTGACCTAGTCAACCTATCAAAGGCTGCTGCTGATGCTTTAGAGATGCGCGGCATCAATGTTCGTCGCAAGGACGGAAAAGGTGACTACATCACTGTAAAGTCTAAGAATCCCATTCGTGCTTACGACAAAAACGGTGAAGAGATCAAAGGTGTATTAGTAGGTAACGGCTCCCTTGGTAAAGCTGTAATTGGCTATTACGACTGGAAGAACCCAGCAGGACAACAAGGACGTAGCCCTTCGCTGATGAAGTTGGTCATCACTGACCTAGTCATCTACGGCGGCGGCCCAGAAGTTAAAGAGGCTGATCTGGAAGAAGCGTTGTGATTTTAATTGACGCTGACATCTTAGCCTACCGCATAGGCTGGTCATGTAACTCAGAAGATGAAAGCACAGCCGTCAGAACTCTTGACGGCTTTATCATCGACTTACTAACCCTACATTTAGGAGCTGACGAAGAAGACTCTGAATACGTCCTCTATCTAACTGGTAGAGGCAACTTCAGGAAAGAGTACGCTGTCACAGCAGAGTACAAAGCAAACAGAAAAGACAAAGAGAAGCCAGTGCATGTACAGGCGCTACGAGACCACATGATTGCTAAGTGGGCTGCTGTAGTAACTGAAGGCGAAGAAGCAGACGATGCTATTGCTATAGCTGCTACCAAGTATGGCGACAAAGCCATCATGGTGTCATTAGACAAGGACTTCGATCAAATAGAAGGCTGGCATTACAACTTTGTAAAACGCAGTAAATACTATGTAACCAAAGAAGAAGGCTTAAACTTTTTCTATCGTCAAATACTGATGGGTGACCGCATTGATAACATCATAGGCATCCACGGCATTGGAGAGAAGAAGTCAGCGAAGCTGCTAGAGGACTGCAAGACAGAGAAGGACTACTACGACAAGTGTGTAGAGATGCTAGGCAGTGAGGAACGTGTCCTAGAGAACGGCAGACTGTTGTGGCTGCGACGCTACGAAGGCCAAATATGGGAGTTTAAAAATGACTAATAGAGTAGGCGAGTACATAATACACAACACAACAGACGCAGACCCCGTAATCATACAGGATGCTATAAACACTTTAAACAGTCTAGGAAAAAGTAAAGTGTATCCATACGGCAATGGGCAGCTTTGTTTTCACCACAAAGGAGATTATTTTTTTATCTCTCCTTATACTTTTAAATGGGCTCCAAGACACCGCGCCCATCAAAAATGGAGGAAGCCTAGAGATTTAAGCATAAAAGGTTGTTTTGAAGATATAAACGGGTGGTGCGAATACAAAAAAAGGAAACAACTTGAAAACAGTCAATAACGGAAGATGGACAGACTCGCGTTTTAAATCCTTCATAATCTC